GCACCAAATGATGTGTAGTTAGTACCACCAGCAGTAATAATTGTGTATGACTTACCAGAAGTTACAGTAGTTGTGTTGGCTGTTCCTGATGGTGAGTTATACCAAGCATGAGCGCCAAGTTGTTGACTATAACGAGAAGAGCCTGCCGTATTTTTATAAACAAAATTTCCTGCATTGGTATTCTGAATGGCATTATTCAAGTATTCTGCTTTGCCATCAGTACCCGAACTTGAAACTGCACCCCATGACCCAATTTCAATTGCTTTTTGTGTACCACCCCAACCACTAGGAGTAACTCCTAATCCTAGATTGCCATTAGCATCTAAGCGCATGGCTTCGTTTCCATTGATACCAAAGCGAATTGGATTTGCCGCTTGCGTAAACAAGAAACCACCAGCAGAACTATCAGAACCTACACGAAATGTATTGCTTGCACTTTGTTGATATTCAGTAAAACTTCCGTTTATTCCGTTAATTGTTTGAGCAATGTAATTAGATATTGAAGTAGGTGATGTAGTACCAATACCCAAGTTACCACTAGCATTCAATACCATTCGTGAAGTGCCAGCAGTTGTTGGATCACCACCAAGTGCATTTGATTGCAAGAATACATAATCACCAAAAACATTGAAGTTAGCTGATGTAGCCCAGTTTCTTGCCGCAGCGTTAGAAGAACCTGTACTTAATACTAATGATGCAGCAATAGTTCCACCAATTTCTAGCTTTCTATTGTTGGTTACATTGGTTGGAACAATTCCTAATCCAAGGTTGCCAGAGGAGTCGAGGCGCAATGCCTCTGTCAAAGTTCCTGCTATATTTGTAGAAAAAGTAAGCGAACTACGAGCTGAAGCCGATGGATTATCAATAATTGAGTTGATAACAGCTTGAGTTGTTGTTCCGTTGCCCCAAACAATAGCACCTACAGAAGTTGGTAATGAAGTTGTACCACCACTTGCATTATTACGAATCCGAATTACTTCTGCTTGAGCTGTGCCAAAAGTATAAGTAGCGGGTTGTAAATCAAGTCTTACAGCAGGTGATGTAACTCCAATACCTAAGTCACCATCGGCATCCAATGTCATTGCCTGAGTAAAGGTAATATTAGTTCCTGCACCACTAACACCGCTTGCTGGTGCTGTAGACCAAGTGTGTGCGCCACTAGCTTGTTGATAAATAGAAGCGTTATTTGAGTTTAATAAATATTTCCAATTAGTACCATCGTTATATGCTCCAGTACCAAAAATAGCAACTTCATTTCCTGTGCGACCACTCAAGAATCCAGATACGCCAAATTGCATAGCCTTATATGCACTACCTGAAGTTCCCCAAGAGCCACTAGGAGTAACTCCTAACCCAAGGTTGCCAGAGGAGTCTATACGGGCTCGTTCTGTGTTGTTGGTGCTAAAAACAATTGGATATGCACCACTATGATATAAATTTAATGAATATCCTGTTGATAAACCGCCAACTGAATTATCTAAACCAATATAAGCAGTACCACCTGTATTTACTAATTGAATCAAACTACTATTTGCACCTGAAGTGGCTGTCTGCCTAATTCTTGGTGCATCTTTAGAAATATCAAGTGCAAAAGCAGGGCTTGTAGTACCAATACCTAGATCGCCATCAGCATCCAAGGTCATTGCTTGGGTAAACGTAATAGCTTGGCTTACTGTTCCACCACCTAACAACGTACCTGTAGCAGTAGCAGTAATAGACTGTCCTACAGAAGGTAATGCAGATAAACCACTGAAGAACGCTTGCCACTGAGCTAATGTAGAAGAGCCTAGTGAAGCTACTGCATAACTAACGCCCGATGTAATGCTAGTTGAATTAGCAACACCAGATGGGGCTGTATGCCAATTATGAGAGCCATTTGCTTGCTGGTAGTAGGTGGCATAGCCTGTTCCACCATACTTCCAAGAACTGTCGTAATAGGCATTAGTTCCAAGGATTGTTTGTCCAGCTGCTCCATACAAAAATGGACCTGTAACGGCAGTAAGTTGCAAAACTTTACCAATAGCCCAACGAGTATTTGGACTAACACCAAGTCCTAGATTACCAGAGATATCAATTCTTGCTCGTTCTGTTGCATTTGTACCAAAAGTTAAAACACTAGAAGCACCTGTGGCATACAAAGATAATGTTGCAGAACCACCAAACAAATAACCAGATGAAGTTCCACCAGACTTAAACGCAATCAATGAGTCTGTTGAACCATTCAACTCAATACAAGAGCGACCAGTATTGGTGTATGTAGATGTAGTAGTACCAACTAATAGATTAGTACCGTCAAATACAAGTGCAGATCCAGTTGTGAAAACCTTTGATGCGTTCAAATAACCAACACCGTTAGCAGTACCACCATTTATCGTGACTGTTGATGTGGTTGTTAACGCATTAGCAGTAAGTGTTGTACCGTCAAATGTCAGGTTAGCAGAACCAGCAAATGAACCACCTGAGTTGTACTGAACTTGCGTACTAGATCCAGAAGCGCCTGATGTAAAGTCAGTAAACGACAATACTCCACTACCATTGGTCACCAAGGCTTGACCAACTGTTCCATCAGCACTAGGAAGAGTGTAAGTAGTAGAACCTGCGGCTGCTGCGGGAGCTAGTCCAACATAACCAGAGGTAGAACCCGATAACCTGATAGTACCTTTTACATCTAATGCAGAACCTGCCGATTTACCAATTCCTAAACCTGTTGAATTCAGACGCATAGCTTCTGCAGATCCAATGGCAAAGAATAGAGTATTCTCACCACGCACAGTCATAGCGTCATCTATTCCACCTGTGTCCATCAGTGCTTTTGAGTTACCAATATAGCCTTGAGTACCACCATCCTCTGAGTTTGTAAAACCTATGTAACCATTGGCAGTAGTAGTAGAAGAGATTGTTAGTGCTGAATTAGCAGTTTGAAACTTCAAAGAAGCACTGGTTTCTAATGCACTTGTAGATGTAGCGTAAACAACGCCATCAGCAGTAAATGAAGTTAAACCTGTACCACCATTAGCACTTGGTAAAGCAGTACCAGAATAAGTAATTGCCAAAGTGCCTGAAGATGTAATTGGAGAACCAGCGACAGATAAGAAGGATGGAACTGATGCAGCAACTGAACTAACAGTTCCTTGACCTGCTCCAATTGCAGTGCGGAATGATGCATCATCTAATGCACTTACTGTGTTATCAGCATTGAAACGAGGAAATCTAACTGCCGATGGATTTGAAAGTGTAAATAGGTTTGAACCAATAGTAGTAGCACCAAGATTAGTTCTTGCACCAGATTCTGTAGAAGCACCAGTACCACCATCAGCAATAGCCAAATCTGTAATACCAGAGATAGTTCCACCACTAATAGAAACACTAGAGGAGTTCTGAGTTGACATCGTGCCAAGACCACTGATATCAGTGTTTGACAGAGTTACAGCACCAGTTCTACCCGCAACAGAAGTAACAATATCAGTCTGGTCAAGTTTCTGCCAAACAGAACCATTAAACACCGCCCAATCGCCTACTTGCCAATCAGTTACACCGTCTAGATTGGTAGAACCTGCCGTTGAGACAATGTAGTAGTAACCATTAGTTCCCACACCAGAAGCTAGAGCAGGTGTATTCGTAGAAGCATTCCAAGTGCCTTGGTAATCTAAACCACTTGTAATTCCACTAATCTGAGCCTGTAAAGAAGCAATAGCATCTAAGACAGATTGGCTTGTACCACCACCATTGGTGATAACTTTGATCTTCTCGGCAATATCTGGCGTAACTACTTCACCAACATTGATCACTCGACCAGAAGAAAGAGAAATAATCAGACTGCCATCAAAGTCAATGTGAGCATCAGTTATAGATACACCATCTTCTCTGTCAATGCCGTTTCTTCCTGGCAAACCATCATAGCCTCTCGGCCCCATTGGGCCATCTCTGCCATTTAAACCATTCTTGCCATCTTTACCATCTTTGCCATCACGACCATCTTCACCACTCTTGAGATTGGCAATTAACTTTCCTGTTTCGTCATAACGCTGTTTGAAGTCTGACTCAATCTTTTTTAGAGCTTTAACAATGAGTTCAACATTGGTAGTGATCTTCTTCTTTTGGATCTCTTTACTCTTTTCGATAGACTTGTGAATTGACTCCAGTGCAGCCAGTTTCTCGTCATCATTCAACGCATCTATGTTAATCATTTCAAAACTCCAGATAATTGATCAAGAAAGTCGTTCTCGACTTGTTGCAGATTCTTCTGTTTATCAGCCATCTGTAATTCTACAATCTTGCTCTTGTTCTTAATATCGGCTTCTTTTAACATCAGTTCAGCAATCCTGACTCGCTTGTCAAACTCATTAGACTCGTTTCCAGTCGGTAGATTCTTCGTTGTAGAAGCAATCACCTTCGCCTGAACCTCTTGAGGCATTAATTGAGCCTCTGTCATCAACTTAGCCGCTTCTGCACGATTCTGCTCTGCTTGTGTCGTATTAACAGCAATCTGAGCCTGTGCCGCTTGCAAAGCCAACTGCTGTTGAACTTGTTGCATCTCTTGAGCCTGTGGATCAGGTTGACTCATCTTGTCCAAAGCACCAATCAACTCATATCTGTTTGTCAAACTAGAGTTGTTCAAGATACCTTTAAGGATCAACGGCAAAACAGGAGTATTAGGGCCAAGAGTCTGTAATAAACCAATGAACTGTTGCTGTTCATACTCTCTAGCAATAATACCCAAAGTAGCAGTAGGCATGAACTTCATGTCAACAGAAGGATATCTCTCAGGGTCAAACTGCATATACCTGAAAGCCGCTTTCTGAATGAACGGAATCAAGAAGTCTTCTTGGAAGTTCACCAAGGTACGCTTGTATTTCTTGATAATCGTAGCAACCGCCATGCTCATACCCGCACCATCACGATTACCCTGACCAACCATCCCTTGACTGTCTAAAGTACCCGTAGCCTGAAGAAGCATACGCTCGAACTCTTTGGCAGTATTCAGGTTATTCAGACTAGTCTCACCAAACTTGAACGGATAAAGAATCTCTGCGGGATTACCATTAACCATGAAGGCTTTGCCTGGCTTTACCTCAAATCTAGCACCTCTAGGCAGTCTAGTCGCATCCATGCCCATCATAGGGCTTGTAGTCAATGCTAAAGAGTCCAAATGTGAACGAACTTGGGCATCAATAGCCTTCTGCATATTGTAGGATTTCTCTACAGTACCTCTACCAAGCAGTCTATTAGGAACTGTATCGTCTTGGTATGACAGAACAGGTCTATCCTTCATCATGTATGGGTTTTCTTCTGCTTTGAGAAGGAGTCCATCATTGGCAATCACAACAATTGCCTCAACCATGTCGGAATAGTCCTCTGCCGCTGAGTCATCAGGGAACAACTCTTCGACTTCTACGTCTTTTTCTGTCAGATATTCACGAGGAACTAAGCCGTAGTACGTCAATAAACGCACTTTTTCATCACGATATTGGCTCAACTCTTGAGTTGGCTCTAAATCTGTGTCTTCATAGGTGGGAGTGATGTCTACCTTACGGTAAATACCCTTCTCAATGCCTTCTACGATCTTATGGATGCCAACATACTTCTCAATAGCCACACCCATACAGTCGTCTACGCTTGTTCCATTAGGGTCAAACAAGAAGTTCTTGGGGTTTACAGGCATGATTTTCACAGCAATGCGTGTCTTTTCTACAACACCAATGGCTGCTTGACCAGTTTGACCAGGAATTGACTGAGTAGCGGGTTCAAAGATCTTTTCTGTCTTTACAACGATCTCACCAATGCCAGTACCGTAGATTTCTGCCATCAATTCGATTTGATCAATGGCTTTACGGATTTTGTCTTGTTTGAAGTCCTCCATGAGTTGAGCTTTTAACATCTCAACGTCCAAAGGATTCCCATCTATGTCTCTCAGGTCATCTTCAATGTCAAAGAATTCACCTTGACCAAAGATAGCCTCCATGATCTCAGCATGGCGAGTCTCTACGGCTTGTTGGGTAGCGGGTGTGACGATTCTAGAACGCTCGGAATCACGGGTTTTATCTTCTGCCGCCCATTCACCACGGAAAATACGCTCGTATTCTAGGTAGTCATCCAAGAAATTGACGTTACGATAGTCTCGCCATCTATCACAATGATCAATAACAAAGGCTGTTAGCTCCTTGTCATTCTCTGTAGGCTCGTCAAACTCGTTTTGATCCATGATAGTCCTTATACACCAGATATTACGTCCATCGGTTGCCAGTCCTCAGTATCAGAGTCATCAAAATAGCTGGTAACTGCTAACTGGTCAATGTATGACAAGGCATCTGGTAAGTCATCATGGACACCTTGCGATGGAAACATAAGAAGTTGGTCAACAAATGTATCCCACTCTTCCTCGCTGTTTAGGATAATTCTCCCATGCTCGAACCTTCCTTGCAACGACCAAATGATTCTATCCGCTTTTTTCCTATTTCCATGCGTCAAATCAACGATGTGGCTATACACATTGTTTTTACGCATCAAATCACTCAAATACGGTAAAACAGCATTCTTCAATGCCCCCTTCTCAATCCCAATACTCAAAGGTCTGTAATCCCTCATCTTCATCAGAATCTTAGAAGCACACTCCCGTATATCCCATCTACCATGCTCTATCTCCTTGACGTACCACTTACCATCATCCGTCACCTTCACCACAGCAATAGCAGACTCATCTAACCTCTTCTTAGAATTAGCCGCCTGTTTAGCAACCTCCTCAAACCCCGCTAAGTCCACCGCTACGAAGTAACTCCCATGCTCAGGAACTTCCCCATACTTAACCCATTCTTCCTTAAAAACATCAGCACCCGCATTCGAGAAACTCGCCAAATACTCTTGTTTGAAAGCAAAGCTACTCAAGGTCTTCTTAGCACTCTCTATCTCTTTAGGGTCTATCAAAGGATTGTCTTGAGTCGTAAAGTGCCATGACTTCCAATCCTCATCCTCTCCACTCTCACCCAACTTAAACGTATCGTGAAACCAATTCCTACCCTTTGGAGTTCCAATAAACAAGGCTCTACCCTTCTTGTCTGACAAAGAAGCCCGTATAACCTGCTCCCAAGCCTCTGGTTTAATATCCGCTACCTCATCCAGTACAGCATACGTCAAACTCACACCCCGTAAGGTATCTGGTCTGTCAGCACCACGAACGTATATCCTAGCCCCGTTTATAAGGGTAATATCCAAGTTATTGACATGGCTACTCTGAATCACCTCTCTTCCAAGGTCTAACAGTAAGTCCCAGATAATCTGCCTAGATTGCCCCATCGTAGGGCTTACATAGAGTACAGCAGAGCCTTGTGGACACTTGAGTCCCTCTATCAGTAGGGTAACTGCCGCCATCCTAGACTTACCACACCTACGACCAGCAGCCACAACCTTGAACCTAGTCTTATCAGCAAAGACCTGTTGTTGCCAAGGTAAGAGAGAGAAATTAAGGTCTGCCATCAAAGTACTCCATCTTGGTCGGAACAATAGTCAACTTGCCTTCATTGTGTAAATCAGGATAGTTGTCCAACAGTCTTATCAACAAAATAGCCAAATTAGCATCATCTGTCAAAAACTCATGCTCCTCAAGATAAGCAGTTCTTACAAAAGTCACTAGGAAATTACTCATATCTAGCCTCTACATCTTGTGGTTCATCAGGGTTTATCACAGTAGGAGTTATGTCTCCCAGTCCTGTAATCGTTATGCTCACAGCACTCCTCTGACTCTTATCATTCTCAAACATACTCACAGGTAGAGTCCTGTCTAAACACATCTTCAAAGCCACCAACTGATGTGGATGCTCATCATTAAGCGCTATCTCTATCACCTTCTGAGCCACATCCTTACCCCCAGACCTAATCATCAACTCCTTCAACTCCTTGAGCCTCTGGTGATCAGTCTTAGGTAACACCATAGGAGGGTTATCAGCAAACCTCTGTATGGTCATCTTCACACTGCCCTTTGGTCTACCACGACCTCTTTTCAAT